TTGATTACCAAACAAAAATACCAAAGATGAGTTTAACCAAATCGCTTCACCACCTTTTGCCTTAATTTTTGGTTGACCAAATGGATTGTCAGGTAATTCAACCCAAGGTTGATTGATAACAATCAACGTATTTTCATGTTTTGAATCCGCTTTACGGGAACCTGAAATTCTTTGGTTGATACCCATACCAATTTTGTCGGCAAGAACCGCTGCGTTGTGTTGTTTACCTCCTTTACCTTCGTAAGTCATCTTACAAGGAACTGAACCTACAGAATCCCAAATAAAACATAAATCATAATCCAATTCACCTTTTGTTTGAGCATCCAACAATGAATTTATATAATCAGTAATTTCTTCAATGTAGTTAAAATTATTGTTGAATATATAAAATCCATCCCAATCTGTTTCACCTGTTTCTTCGTCAACAACTTCTTCACATTCAAATCCCATAAGTTGTGCGTGTTCAAAACTCCACTTTTGTTCGGTAATAATAAACACAGGTAAAACACCCATCTTTTGTGCCGCCACAGCCGCTTTAACCGCAGCAGTGGTTTTTCCTGTATCCGAATGTCCCAAGAACATATTCAAGTGTCCTATTGCAGGACCAGGAAGTCCAACCGCATCCAAGAAATCTTTTCCTAAGTCAAGATATCTTTGCGGTTTGTATTTCGCCGAAGTTGAGAACTTCTTCTTCAACGAACTAAAATCATTTTTCTTTATTGCCATTGTCTATGTGTTTTTTGTTTTTTTGTTAAAAAATAAAAGCATGGACACAATGTCTATGTATGTGTCCATGCTTATTTAAATTAGAATGGTAATTCCTCGTCAGCATCCATTCCCGCTTGTGGGTCTGAATAGTTTGCCTTACCACCAAAAGATTCACTTGCCTCGTCACCGTAAACGTATTTCTTAGCTTCTGAATCCCAACGTGGAACTTCTCCACGAGCGATAGCCTCCAAATACTCTACAGGTTTTTTAGAATACACATCTTCCCAAGTTGTTGTGTCATTCTTCCACTCTTCCAATTGAGCTTTGTCAGCTGAAAGTGCACTTGGGTCATCGTGCATGATTGTTTGAATTGTGGTATATTCTTTACCTTTTGGGGTCTTAGATTTTACCAACTGAATAATAAGGTCTCTACCTTCATTAACATCTGTGATGTTTCCTTTAGACCTCCAAATTGGGATAATTTTGTCCAACACACCATCTTGTTTGTAGTTGTGTTTAAAACGCCAGAATTTTACACCTTCATCTTCGTGGTCTCTGTCGATAACCTTAACGATGTAAAATTTACGTGCCTTATATTGTTTAGCAAGTTCTTTGTCAGACTCCTTGCCTGTTTTCATAAGTTCTTCATAAACTTCGGTTAGAGGTGAACGACCACCTTCGTTTTTGTCGGGGTCATAGAATTTGTTGTAAACTCCATTTACTTGAATTTCGTGGAACCATACTTCTTTGAATGGGGAACCACCATCTGTGGTAGGAAGGATTCTAATTCTTCTTTGTCCTGAATTTTCTCCTTTAGGAAGAATTGCCGCGAAATATCGCTTCATTCTTTCCTCTTGTGTCATCATTGGTGAATCACCAAATGGTTTTGTGTTTTGTTCGTACTGCGCCAATACGGCATCAAATGTTGAATCTTGCATCATATCTTTGTTAATTAAACTTTATATTAACAAGTATAATAAAGAATCTTAAGAAATCAAATTACTTTGCTAAACCTTGGTCAAAGGTTCTTCTAATTTCTCTATGGTCAACATCTTCAACATCTTCAGGTTTTAAAATATATTCATTTTTTCCTGTTTGTTCCATTTCACCTTTTTTATCTTCAAAGAAATCGGTAAGTTTTTGATTAAAAGGATAAGAATCTAAAGACCTCAAATGTAATTTTTCTTCCGCAGATTTTGGTCTGTATTTCTCAATTGAGTTTTCAAGATTGTTAATTTTTTCAAAAATAGAATCCATTTGAGCTAACTTTTGGTCTAAATCATCTAATTTAGCCATCATTGAACTCATGTATTCTTCTTGTTTAGATTGAATATCTTTTTGTGATTTTACTAATTCAGTAATATCTAACTCTTCGGTTCCTGAATCTTCATTACCTGTCTCAGTAGTTTCATCATCCGTAATTTCTTCAACATCAGGGTCATTAGTAACATCAATTGGTTGTCCTGGCTCAACAACAGGTTCTGTTGGTGGTGGAGTTGCACCTCCTAATGTGGCATCACCAGGTGCTGGCGGTGGGGGAACATCTCCACCTAATGGTGGTAAGTCACCTGCAGGGTCTTCGGCAGGTATATCTTGTTCCGAAATATATTTGTTAATTTGGTTATATCTGCCCAATTCAGACAATAAAGCCTCTGATAATGTTTTTTTCATTTTAGTCTTTTAATAAAGTTTTTACTCCTGTTGGTGTTTCAACCTTTAGAGTTCTGTTTAATTTCATTGTATTGTCAACTCTTTCAATTAAACCATCTTTTAATCTAACAGTATAACAATCTCCTGTTTGTAAATCACAAACTTCTTTATATCCATTACCTAAATCTTTTTCGGCAACTACAGTATCTTTTTGAAGATAATTATCGAGTAAAGTTTTAATACTATTCATATCTTTTTTATTTATAAATATATCGTTAATTCAAAAGTCCGTTTAATATTGCTTGGGTTATCGCATATTTGACGTTATTAGTCCATCCAACATATTCAGAAGTATTTTCATTTATATTAGTTGTTGCGGTTGGTCCTGATGTATACCATTTCTCATACCATAGTTTAATAAATGTAATTGCGGTACAATTAATATCTTTTGTTGTGGTTCCTGTAACTTGGAAATTTAAACATATTCCAGTATTATTACTTGTTATATATGTGGGTAATAATTGTTCAAAATAACCATTGGTAAATAATATACTTTCTGTTGGTGATTTAAAATCTAAAAATGGTATAACACCTTTACTTGTGTTATTTAAACATCTGTATCCATCAACAAATCTTAACAATTCTTCATTCCATTTTACATCGGCAGTTGCACCAAATAAATTGTTTTGTTTAATAGTATATTCAGTTTTTTCCGATGTATCTTTTTCTGTGCTTGTTGAATTTGATAAACAGAACAATGCCCAAAGGAATAATCTCATATTTTTATCCTTAACATTTCCTTTTAATAAACGGAATAATTCATCTCTAGTAAAGTTAGTGTTTTCATTAAATGTTTTACCAGAAAGTTTTGATTGTTCTGACGGTGGAGTGTTAATCGCGCCCCATAAACTTGTTTGACATGCTTGTAATTCAGTATCAACAGAAGTAGATATTAAACCTTGATACGGTGTTCTACCTGAAATACCAATATCTTTAGATTCTTGTCCTGTTACATATTGACCGCTTTCTGAATTAAATGTAACAACTTGATTGTTATCTGTTAAATTTCTAACCTTATCATTTAGTTTTTTTGTAAAATCTTGATTAATTGACGCTAACTCATCAGTTACATTAACATTAGTAAACTTAGATAATCTTTGTCCTCTTACTTCCGTGTTAAAAACACCAGGTCCTATATTATGTTTAACACTTCTAATAACATATGTACCATTAAACATTGGCATATGTCTTAACACAAAATACATTGTAGGTTGTAACATAACATTACCAAACGTTTTTAATGTACAATCATATGTTCTATTTTTATACAATTCAAATAGTGATGTTGATTGTTGCATCGTCTTTTTATTTCCACCTGACCTACCCATGTCAACAATAGTCTGTATTTGTTCCGAAGATGTTACGTTTTGATTTTGTGCAATTTCTACAGATTTAAATACACTTTGATTTACAGTACCAAAATCCACAATAAAACCAACCGCTTTATTGTTTTGAAATTGTTTATTTGACGCTGGTGTTATCGTATTTCTTAATGGGTTTCCTGCGGTTGTACCCATATCAAAAGAATCACTATTGAAAGGATATTTTGGGTCGTTATCCATTGATAATGTTTCTGATGGTTTCCCAATATATTGACACAAAAATTTAGGTCCTGAATCTGTGTAATCAACATAACCAAATGTACTAAAAGTGTCATTCGCATTATTTAAAATAGTTTGATTTCTTGTTGTTGACTGTCTTGATGGTTTACCATAAAAATTAATGTACGCTGGCATTACAAAGAAATTCATTCTATTTTCTGAAAGTAATTGTCTTATTAAACTCATTACAGATGTGTTTGAGTTTTCCCACACACAATATTTTCTAATAGATTCAACATTAATAATAAAATCGTCACCAATGTCTCGATTACTTCTATCAAAGAATAAAAATTCTTCAAACAATACTTTTCTATCAGGTCCTGTTTCTGAAAAATTAATACCCGCAACCCATTTGTCATTAATTGCTTTAAAAACTTCCCACATTTCTAACTTTGAGCTGTCTCCATCAAATGTCGATTTTTTTGGGGATTCAGCAGCGGTTCCTTCAGTTAATACTGTATTTAATTTACCTCTTACTTGTAATTCGATATTTGTTCTTTTATTGTAAACATTTTGTAAGATATTTGTTATATCATTTTTAAATGTATTAGAATCATATGAACCTTTTAGATATTTTTCCC